AATGTAAATTACACTCCAGAAGCAACATATATGTCTTTTGAAGATGGAGCAATGGTTTCATACCAACTTGATTTAACTTTCCAAGAACTTGAGCCAATTTATGATGATGATTATGGTAATGGATACACCAACATAGGTTACTAAAATGCCAAGTTACTTCCGCCAAGTTCCAAACTTTGAATACGTTAGCAGACTTCCAGATGCTAAGATTGGAGACTATGCTCCTCTTAAAAATCTATTCAAGAAAGGAAAATTAAGAGAAGACATTTTTCAAAACTTAGCATTCTTCACCAAGTATCAGATCAAAGGTAATGATCGTCCAGATAATGTAGCATATGAAGTTTATCAAGACTCCAGTTTAGATTGGGTGATTCTTTTATGCAACAATATCGTGAATATTCAAACAGAATGGCCATTACCTCAACAACAATTTGATGATTTGATGCTATCCAAATACGGAGATTATGAAACTCTATATGGAGGTATTCATCATTACGAAACAACAGAAATTAAAAATAGTCAAGATGTAATTATTGTTCCTGGAGGACTTCAAGTTTCATCACCATACTCTATAAGTTTTTATGATTATTTTATTGATCAACAAGTTGATAGTGGAAATATAGCAGTTCCAGTCACAAACTATGAATATGAAGAAAAACTAGAAAACGATAAAAGAAATATTTTTGTTTTAAAATCCCAATACTTAAATGTTGTTTTGAATGATATGGACGAAATTATGTCCTATAAAAAAGGGTCCTCACAGTATGTTAGTGAGGACCTTAAGAAAGGAGATAATATTAAACTTTACTCCTAATCATTCATCAGCAAGACGAGAGAAGTATGCAAGAGCATCATCTTCATCGTCATCAACTTCTTTGGTGACTACTGGAAGTGAAGGGGACTTAGAACGAGCATAGGACTCTTCAAGTTCCTTTACAACAGCACTCTCAACATTGTTCTCAGAGTAATCATCATACTCAGTTTCTTCTTCAACAGAAGAACGAGAAGAACCTTTCTGACCGAGAACATACTTCAAACGCTTTTCAAGTTCTTCATAAGACTTGAATTGATCGGGAGCAGTCACAGCAGCAAGAGAATACTCTTTCTTCCAGATTGCTTCCAGAGCATCATCATCGTCCAGCAGAGGTTCTACAGAACCAAACTCAGACTTGTCGTAGTTCCAATAACCATCCTTCTTCACAATCTTCAGTTTGAAGTTTGCACCTTGCCAGAAGTCAAAGGGATTGATAGGAGTCTCATCTTCAAACTCAGGTTGCATTGCTTCCATAACCTTGTCAAAGATTTTCTTACCATACTTGAAGAGGAAGACTTTACCTTCATTCTGAGGATTGGTAGGATCCTTTACGACATAGATGTTAGAATAGTAGGAAAGTTTACGCTTTTGCTTACGAACAGTTTCTTTGTTTGCTTCAGTTCCACTGTTCCAGAGTTCACGATTATGTTCTCCAAGGGGATCTTTCTGACCGATTGTAGTCAGACTATTCTCAATGTACCAACCACCAGGACCTTGGAATGCGTGAGAATACATTTTTGCCCAGGGAAGTTCTTCACCTTCAGGAGCAGGAAGAAAACGAATCACGGCAAAACCGTTACCAGTTTTATCCACTTCGGGTTTCCAGAGACGTTCATCAGTGCCACCAGAAGTTGTACTCATCTTCTCTACTTCTTTTACTAGTTTCTGTGTAAGAGAACCCAGAGAAGATTGTTTCTTAAGATCTTTAAAAGACATTAGATTACCTCGTATTTGTACAGATTTGGCTTTTGTGTACTTCGTTATTCTACAGGTCGGAACCTGTTTTGTCAATTTGCTGTTTCATCACTTCAAGCATTTTAGACATATTATTCAAAATGATATTCATATCAACATTTTGGGGGAGTCCCATCATTGTTGCAGATTGCGTAATGCGTTCTTTCATTTCAACTGCTTCAGGATCATCAGATAAACTTAATCTAGTATAAAGAACTTTCTGTTTTTCAAGAAGTTTTTCAAGAACTTTGACGTGATTAAGTTTTTCTTCCTTCGTCATTGTAGAAAACTTAAAGACATTGCGATAAACGTCTTCTTGTAATTCACCAATTTCTGCCATCTCAGCACGAACAACTTCAGATTTAAAGAAACTCATTTATCCCCCAAAATAATTTCTTTTAAAATATGTTTATAACGCTGTACATCTATATGTAGGAAAGGAGAATATTTTTTCATCTTCATACTTACAGATTCCCACACAGGATCTTTAAGTTTTTTATCAAAGTTTTTCCCGAACAGGAATATTCTATCATAAATGACTAGTGTTTCAAGACTAATGTTCCCGTTCAGGAAATTTTTGAGAACTGGAGGATGACCCTTGGAACACACAAAAACTTCATCTACTTTTTTATCTTCAAACAAATTTTGAGTTTCTTGTTTAAAGACATAGGAAAGTGATTGATTTTTCTTTTTCCAGTCTTCATATCTCCTATCACCTTCTCGGATCATTTCACCAATCCAAAGTTTGCTTGGATCAGTACAGGTGATAAAATTTGATACAAAAAATTCTACGACTTCTTGATCTGTTTTTTGTCGTGCTACTTTTTCAAACCAAAAACGATCTTTGCGTTTGTAAAAAGATTGAACAGTTGCACGACTTTTACCACAATACTTAAAGTAGTCATAACTATCTTTTGTAAAGTGATTCTTTAACGCAAGATATTCACGATATGCATCAAACGGCATCATTCAAAATACTAATTTAGCACGGGAAGTTTTTTTGAGAAAGTTAAGTTCCATTGCCTCATACTTAATTTTCTCTTTCAGTGGTTTAGAGATCAATTTAGGAATGGATTCTACATCAATACTATTCTTTTCACAGAAATGAATAATTGCATCAATATAATTCATATCCTCATTTGTATGCACAAGAGTTTCGATTTCTTGAGCAAATTTTGATGGACAAAAGAACTTACTCTCTAATGCTTTTTCTAATTCATTTTCCATCTGACCCAGTATTGTGATGTACAAATTCTTTGATATATCGGACTAGTAACTTAATATAATCCCCTTTGTTCCTTTTGTCAAATACTTTGACTTCACCACCAGGAGTGACCATCAAAGTAATTAATTTTTTAATTGGAATTTCTGTCATTTCATAATATGAAGCAGCATAAAACATTTCTTGAACGAAATAGTTTTCAATCCACTCTTCTGGTTTAATTTTGTCTGAAGTTTTAAAGTCAATTACCGCAAGTTCTCCTTCATATTCAGCAATACAATCGACTCGTCCTGCAAGCCCATAGTACTGTGAATATAAAGTTCTTTCAATTGCGTGTATGTTATTTATCTTATCAAGTTCTGGTTTGAGATGATAAAACATAAACTTTGTTAGGGGTTGATAATCATCCCAGTTCAGTTCTTTGTTTTCAAGATAGTCCTGACAAACTTGGTGAAAATCAGTCCCTCGTGCTGTTGCTCTTTTAGTAATACGATTTGCTTCTTCAAGACCAACACGTTCTCTCCACTTCACAAAAATCTGTCTATTGTAGAAAGACGTTACAGAAGTGATAGAAGGCACCCACTGACCATCAGGAAGATGATACAGACGGATGCCGTTTTGTTCTTTCTTTTCTAATTCAAGATCACCTAAAAAATTATGATGAATAAAACTCATACACCTACTTCCATTTTTGCAAGAATATATTCTTTGACTAATCCAGAACGAACAATGTCTTCTACACTAAACTCAATGACATCAATAGAAGGCATTATACGAAGAACCTTCATAAAATCAACAATCCCATTCTTTTCATTTGTTCGTATCAAATCAGATTGTGTTGCATCACCACAGAACATAATTTTAGAATTTTCACCAACACGAGTGATGATAGAATCTAATTCGTGAAAATTAAGATTTTGAAATTCATCTACAATAATAATTGAATTATCCAAAGTAGTTCCACGAATAAACGATGTACTCCAAAAACTAATTGTTCCTTGAGTTTTGAGATTACCATAGAGCATTTCAAAACTAGCATCATCTGGCATTTCAAACATATACTTCACCATATTCTTATAAGGAATTTGATAAAGTGAAGACTTATCTTCGTGATCTCCAGGAAGGAAACCAATTTCTCTTGTGGCAACTAGTGAACGAACAATGTAAATTTTTTCATATGGAGATTTTTCATCAAGAACATCTTTTAGTGCATTATAGAGTGCAATAAAAGTCTTACCTGTACCTGCACATCCATAAGCAACAATGTTTTTATCCAATCGGTAAGATCTAAAAAATTCTTCTTGATTATCAGTGAGAGGTTCAATATCTCTCATCAAATCCACACTAATTGGTTTTTTCCTTTTCATTTGCTTATTGCTCATTCCAAAAGGAACTGGTGTTGCTGGTTGATTTCTTTTTCTTGACATTTACTTTCTAGATTGGTTTTACTTTGGACCCAGGAGCTTTTGATGCTTTGTGTAAAATATCGTTCCATCCAGGATGAGATTTTTTAAGTCTGTCATACACCTCTCCAACTTCACCAGATGAAGGGCAAGTTGAAGGATCAGACCAATCTCTATCCCAATCAGAGTTGTCTTTCTTCCATTGTTCCCAATCGTGAACACTCATTGTCACTTCTTTTTGTTCACCAGTAACTTTATTATAAACAGGGTATGTTGCCATATGTTATCAATTACAACAAAAATATTTATTCAATAGTGATGGATGGAGCATCCATACACTCAGCACATCCTTCACGAGTCCAACTAAGTGCCTCAGATACTGCAGGAAATTGGCAGGTAAAGATGCAACGAATCAGTTCTGCAATCTCCATATGTTCTTTCTGTGTTCCGTGTGCTGAACGAAGATCAATGTAATGAATCCAAGAACGCACAGAACCCGTCATATAGAGTCTTGTGGGGGTTGCTAAGGGCAGTACAAACCTTGCACACTCTTTTGCCACACCCTTATCCAGAAGACGATTGTAGATGCTCTGAGAGTGTTCAAAAAGCACACGAATATCTTCAAGCAAAACCAATTTCAAATAATCAGGAATATCATCAATACTATTTTGACGATTTTTAGTATCTTGCCTACGAAGTTCAGGGAGAGGAATTGATTTACTTAAAAGTCCAGTATCAGCATATCGTTGAGAAAACTCTTGAAAAGTAAAACTACGATGTCTCAAAATTTGTGCTGCAATACCTCTTGTAGTATTAATCTCAACAGTCATTGAAGCCTGTTCAAAGATACTCCAATGCTGATGCTGAATACAATACTTAAGTAATCCAGAAAACTTTTCATTCTGTTGATTATCTGGATTACTTACCCGAGCACAGTATGCCATATGCTTTTCTGCATCTGGAGTAACACTAATAAGTTTAACTTCTGGTTTCATAAACTCAAATTCATCAATCTGCGTATCCATCGTCATCTTCATAAAAAACTTCGTCGTAATCGTTTATATGTGGGGCAATTTCTTCATACTTATATGAAGATGTATCAGAATAAATCTCTGACTTAAGGCAATCAACTAAAGACTCAAGATTTCTTACAATAAGCTTAAGCTTTTCTTTATCCATCTTTATTAACCTCAACAAAGGTAATTATACATAAAAAAAAGAGAGGTGTCAAGCACCTCTCTTAAATTATGCAACTTGTGGTTGCTTTGCCATATTCAGTTGTGCAATTTTAAGAAACTTTTCTTTTTTTGCTTTAAGTTTAAGATAACGAACAAAATAAGTGTTCATTTTTGCCCCTCCTTTATAAACTTAACACCACGATAAGTTTCATTATATTGTTGGGACTGTTGTTGTGCCTGCTGTTGTTGCTGGCGACGAACTTCGGTGTCATATGCGACACCACGGTATACGACTTGTGACATTAGGGTTCTCCTTAGTTGTTTAAGTTAAAGAGCGTTCCTTCAGTCGGCTTTTGCGTTCTCTATTTGCGAATAGAGAATGAACGATCCGTTCCGAGTCGGCTTACTTCCGTTCCCGTTGGGAATGAACGTATAGGTAGTTTAATCTACCCGACGTATATAGTCAAGCAATTTTGTAACTTTTGTTACCTTTCAATATAACTTAGTGTATGGTTTGATGCATAAAGTTGCTGAATGATAATATCACATCCAATCTTTGGATTGCAATCACCACAAGTATAAACATCTACTGCAGCTTTACCTTCTTCAGGCCAAGTATGAATACTAATATGACTTTCCGACAACAAGCACATTACAGTAACTCCTTGTGGTTCAAACTTTTTTGAAATCGTTTGAACCACAGTCGCACCAGATGCCGCTGCTGCATTTTCTAGTAAATCTATGAGGCAAAGTTCATCATTCAAAAGAACAAATGAACAACCATACAAATTAAGTAAATAGTGCTTGCCCATTTTTCATAGGTTCTCCTGTCCTTCTTGAATTAATTTGCTGACATATGTTTCGGTTCCGTCCATAGTTTTAACTTCAAAAAGAGGAGACCTTTGATACTTTTTAATTTTCTTGTATTTTTTTAATATTTTATTTATCTCATCTTTATTGATAGTAACATCAATTTTTTCCTTACTAAATCCTTCTGTCATCTTCTTTTCTTTTTCTCTGGTTGCCTATACCCCCAAAGTTTGGGATTTACTCTTCCATATCCAAAGTCAATTTTTTTGAGTGTTCCAGGACCATAAGTGTCATAATACATATCAAAAATGCGAATCTTGGTTCCTCTTGTTAAATCAAGATATTGTTTTCCATCAATTACATACCAAACTAAGTAAGCATCACTTGGAAAAGAAGAATCTTTTGCTTTTTCAAGGGTTGTTTTTTCTAAAACAATTTCACAACCATATCGGGATGGCAGAATATTTTTTTCTTCTTTTTCAGATTCTGCCATACTTTTTTCTCCACTTACTGCAACTGTCACGAACGTCCACCCCATTGAATTTCGGGATAGGATTCTTTCACATTATCAATACTTATTTTGTATTTATTTGTCAACCTCTTATCTTTTGTAAGAATTAATACTTCTGCTTCTCTTGGATGAAGTCCTTGAAGAAGATTAATAAACATCATTTCTCTACGAATTGTAGAAAGTGAGTCATTACCACCTTTTACATAGTGATAAAGGTTTTGATATTCTCTGCGGAGAGATGTGCGACCTCTTCCATCTAGATCTTGACCTGTTGCCGATTCACCTCCAGCAGCTTCTCTTGCTAGATTTTCAGACAGAGTTCCAGCATAAACAGATTGTTCATCAGTATTCGCATACGGAACTTCACCGTCAGGAAGAAGAGAAATTACTGTATCATCAAAGTTCCAAATAAAAACAGTCTTTAAAGAATCGTGTTCATATGCTTTAAGAACTTCAACTTTTTTTGCATTGCTTCTTTGCTTTGAAACAAGTTCTAAAACTTCAAATACAAATGGGTTGGATGGAAGACTCTCAATTGGAGTTTCAGTCTTCGTCTTCGTCGTCTTCGTCGTAGTCATAATC